GTAAATGGTTCGCGTTGGTAACCAATGCTCTGACCTGCGGCGATGCACCCCAGGGGGGTGCCCCTAAGCCCCCCTCCTCGAGGTTCGCCGTGGGGGAGGGCTCTCCGAGGTGCGGAGGGTTCAAGAAGTTCCGAAAAAATCGAGAGGCCTACCGATGTTCCAGCGCCCAATCCGTCAACCATCCGACGCGGAGTATCTGCGGCGGGTTGAGAAGTGGATGAATCCAGGTTTGGAGTTCAGTCAGGAGAAGGCCGCCGAGAAGGCGCGCATCGCTCGACTGTTCGGTGGGGGCGCGCAAGCCAACTCCGCTCGACACTGAAAGGGAACTGCGACATGCCAGCGCAGAATGTGAACCGCGGTCGAATACATGACCTACCCCGCAGGTTCCGAACTCGATGCCTCGACGTCGATGCGATGCAGTTCGATGGTTCCTCGGCGAGCGGGCAGGACATCGTCAGTTGGGTGTTCCTCCGAGGCGGTGTCGCGTCGTGGACCGAGTCCATGCCGGCCAGAAACCCAGACAGTGACGGTAAGAGTTGTCCAGCGCTACCAAGCAGGCTCACAGTCTGCGGCGTTGTTGTCGAACCGGGGTTCTGGGTGCTCGACGACAAGTGGACCGTCATGGCCGATGCACAGTTGCGCGAAAGGTTTCAGGAATGGCCCTGAGGGATCGCCTGCACAACCTGGTCGCGGCATGCGTCCGCAAGCTCGCCCACCGTATGGGTTGGTTCTGATCGTTTCTCCCGCGGCGCACTGCTGCGGTGTCTGTTCGGCGCACTGCCGAACGTAGGAGTTGGTGGCGATGACGAATCATGGAGGTGCACGCAGCAGGTCCGGGCCGAAGCCGTCGATGTACTCGGCCCGTTCGGATGCTCGCGATCTCAAAGCAACCCGTCTGCCGGTCGAGGGGTACAGCGACGACTTCCCTCCGCTCTCGGAGTTCCTGCCCGATGCCTCACAACGTGAAGGCCTCGTGTGGGCCGAGGCCTGGACAACTCCGCAGGCAGCGCAGTGGATTCGCGAGCCCTACCGGTTCCGCACGATCGCGATGTGGGTTCGCTGGACCGTGAAGATGGAAGATCCGGAAGCGCCCGCCGCCGTTGCGTCCGCCGCACTGCGTCTCGCCGATCAGATCGGTCTGACGCCGTCGGGTCTGAAGGAAAACGGCTGGGTCATCGTGCCCAAGGACCAGATCGTTCCGGAGTCGCCGGCCGCGAAACAGCGCACCGCGGGCAAGGTCATCGAACGAACGACGGGAACCGGTCGCCGGTTGCGTGGTGTAGCTCGGTCCGATGGCAGCGACTGAGTCGTACGCCGTCGACTTCCCCACCCTCGCTGACGTTCTCGACCCCTGGTACCAGGCGCACTGCTCGATCCCCGACGGATTCAACGTCGGGGATCCGTTCGTCATGGCCGACTGGCAGTTCTGGTGCACCGCGAACCACTACCGGGTGAAGAAGTCCGCTCGGTGGCAGCCGCGGAAGCCGATGCTGAACCAGGCGTTCACGTATCGGCGCTCGCAGATCGTCGGGCCGCAGAAGTCGGGTAAGGGTCCGTGGTCGGCGGCAGTCATCGCGGGCGAGGCTGTGGGGCCGACGTTGTTCGCGGGTTGGGCCGAGGACGGCGACGGGTACGCGTGCTCGGATTTCGGGTGTGGCTGCGGTTTCGAGCATGCCTACAACCCGGGCGAGCCGATGGGTATGCCGTGGCCGACGCCGATCATTCAGCTGACCGCGACGTCGGAGGATCAGGTCGACAACGTCTACGGACCGTTGACGACGATGATCGAGAACGGCCCGCTCGCGGAGCTGATGGGCATCCGGGAGAACTTCATCCGGTTGCCGGGCAATGCCCGCGACTCGATGGTGGAGAAGGTCACCTCGAATGCACTGTCTCGCATCGGAAAGCGCGTCTCGTTCGTGCTGAACGACGAGACCGGGCTGTACACGAAAGAGAACAAGCTCGTCGACGTCGCCGACGCGCAACGTCGAGGTGCGGCAGGTATGCAGGGCCGCACGATGGAAACCACGAACTGCTGGAATCCAGCGCAGCACTCGTATGCGCAGCGCACCTACGAATCGCGCGTGAAAGACGTATTCAAGTTTTACCGGATGCCGCCGACCGGGTTGCGTTGGGAGAACAGGAAAGAACGTCGAGAGTTACTGCGCTTCGTGTACGCGGGTTGCCCGTGGATCTCGATCGAATCCATCGATGCCGAGGCCGAGGAGATCTCGGAGACCGACCCACCGAAAGCAGAGCGCTGGTTCGGCAATCGCCTCGTTCAGGGTGTAGGTGCCTGGATGGATCAGGATGTCTGGGACGGTGCGTATGCGAGGGCCTGAGCGACTGTGGTTGCCCAATCCCAAGGCAGGCACTCAGATCTGCGTTGGGTTCGACGGGTCGGAGTCCAATGACTGGACGGCGATCCGCGCGCAGACGAAGGAGGGTTACTCCTTCACGCCCCGCTTTGGCGACGAACGCGCTCTGCGGCCGACGATCTGGAACCCGGCAGAGTACGGCGGTCAGATCCCACGCGATCAGCTCGAGGTGGCCGTCGAGCACATCTTCGACCGTTGGGATGTCGTCCGGATGTACTGCGACCCGGAGGGCTATTACTCCGAGATCGGTTCGTGGTCGGTGACATACGGTGCCGACAAGGTATTCGAGTGGCAGACGAACCGTCCACGCCAGATGCACGAGGCATTGTTGCGCTGCGAGACCGATTTGCGGAGCAAGCGAATGACGCACGACGGGTGCCCGATCACGACCCGCCATGTTCTGAATGCCCGCAACGTGCCGATGCCATCGCAACGGCATGGCATCCGTAAGCCAGTGGGCGAGCATCACCGCAAGATCGACGCGGCGGTCGCCACAGTCCTCGCCAACGAGGCCACAGCGGACGCTCTGGTGGCAGGTTGGCCGGACCCGGTCGACCAACGAGTGTTCTTTCGCCGACGCTGACAATTGAAGGAGGGGTTGTGACAGCACCGATTCTGCGGACGACCCTGTCTCCGGACCACCGAGACTTGATCGGCAAGATGAACGCCAATCTGTCTCGGCTGCAGCCGGCCGATCGGCTCCACGATCTGTACTTTGAGGGCGATCAGCGCGTCAAGCAGCTCGGTGTCGCTGTGCCCCCGGAACTGCGCATGTTCGAGACCGTCGCGAACTGGCCGCGGATGTACGTCGAGGAGATCGCTCGGCGACAGCGCATCAAGTCGTTGATTCGTCGGGACTCGACAGCTGCTGCCGTGATCGACGAGGAAGGCAACGAAGAATCGCCGAGGGTCTCTCGCAAGGACATCGCCCTGCAGGAAAGCTTCGACGTCAACAATCTGGCATCGGAAATCCGGCTCCTGAACAAGGAAACGATGATCTACGGCCGGTGCTACATGACGGTCGGCACCAACGAAGACGATCTCGACCACCCTCTGATCTCGGTCGAGTCTCCGCTGCAGATGTCGTGCCTGATCGATCAGCGGCGACGGCGGATGTCGGCGGCGTTCCGCCAGTTCCGTACCGATGATGGTGACAGAGTTGGAACCCTGTTTCTGCCCGATCGGACCATTCAGGTGATCGCAGGCCCGCGCGGGTGGCAGTACGACGAGGTGGGCGGCGACGCGGAGAACGAGGACGACAACGACGCTGTCGACCGACACGAGCTCGGTGTCATCCCGGTGGTCCTGTTCCTGAACCGCCGTCGTCTGGGTAAGTGGACCGGAACGACGGAGATGAAGGACATCATGGGCCTGACCGACGCGTGTGCGCGGTCGTTGGCGAACATGCAGGTCGCGCAGGAAACCCACGGCACGCCCGGAAAGTGGTTGCTCGGTGCCACGAAGGGCGACTTCGTCGATGAGGACGGAACGCCGATCCCGGTGTGGGAGTCGTATTTCACGGCGATGGCTGCGACAGCGAAAGGCCCGCGCGATGCCATGTTCGGGCAATTCAATGCCTCGGATCTGCGGAACTTCCACGACACGATCAAGCTCTACGCAGGCCTCGGATCGTCGGTGACTGGCCTGCCGATGCGGTACTTCGGCCAGAACACCGCCAATCCCGCTGCCGAGGGAGCTATTCGGGCCGACGAGTCGCGCATCAACGGCAACGCCGATGAGAAGAACGAGAGCCAAGGAACCGGCATCGGCTGGGCGATGGCGCTCGAGGAGCGATTCCGAACCGGTGAGTGGCCGGACAAGGGGACCGCAATCAAGGTCGAGTGGATCGATCCTGGTACGTCGACGAAAGCCGAGGAAGCGGACCATATCCAGAAGCTCAATGGCGGCACCCCGGTGTACTCGCGCGAGGGATCGTGGGACGAGCTCGGGTGGGACGAGGCCCGCAAGAATCGTGAACGTCGCTATTTCGCGGCCGAGAGCGATCCGGTTCTCGATCGTCTCAATCGTCAGTTGACCGAGGTACCCAAACGCACCCCGGGAGACATCGATGATTCCGGAACCGGCAGCTGACAGTTACGTTCGCCAGCAGGGCATTCAGAACGATGTCATCGACGCGGCAACGCAGATCTGGGGTCGTCGGCCGCCTCGCGATTTCGATGCATGGTTCGCCGACAACGTCGATCGACTGGTAGCGATCGTCACAGCCGGGCAGCAGGCCGCGGTGGTCGGTACCGACGAGTATGTTGCCGACACCCTCGACTCGTTGAGTCAGCAGGTCGAACCGACGGCATCCGTCCAGCCGGAAGGGTTGGTCGGAGTTGCATCGGATGGCCGCGCACTCGATTCGCTGATGTACTCGCCGATCATCACCGCGAAGGGTGAGATCAAGAAGGCCGTCGAACAAGGCCGCCCGATCGGAGCGGACGTCGTCGCTGCAGCGTGGGAGACCGGTCTGCGGATGACGCAACTACGTGTACAAACGCAGGTGGCCGACGCGAATCGAGTGGCGACCGGACTCAGTGTGACGGTGCGGCCGGAAATCGGGTACGTACGGATGCTCAATCCTCCGTCGTGCTCGCGGTGCGCGGTGCTGGCGGGCCGGTTCTACCGGTTCAGCAGCGGCTTTCTTCGGCATCCGTCATGCGATTGTCGTCATATCGCGGCCTCCGAGGATGTCGCAGAGGACGTGCGGACCGATCCGATGGACTACTTCGCATCGCTCGACACCCGGATGCAGGACAAGATCTTCACCGTCGCGGGCGCGCAAGCGATTCGCGAGGGAGCAGATATCGGGCAGGTCGTCAATGCTCGCCGCGGCGCGAACGGTCTCGACACTGCCGGTCGCCTTACGCGGCGGGACGTGTACGGACAAAGCTTGTTCACCACAAGCGAGGGTGTCACTAAGCGCGGTGTCGCAGGCAAGCTGATTCGTGCTCGCGGCCGTACCCCGGACACCACGCCGAGGTTGATGCCGGAGGACATCTACGAGATATCCGGTGGTGACCGCGACGATGCACTTCGGATGTTGCGGTTGAACGGCTACATACTCAACAGGTCCGGTCCCCGAACAGGCGCGGGATCACGCACTGGCCTGGTGCCGGAGCTCGTAGACGCACGCAATACCTCGGACGTTGCGAATACGGTGGATCTCGATGCTGTGGCTCGCGCAGCCGCACGAGACGAAGCCAATCGAGTTGCGGCCGAGAAGCTTCGACAGTCGAAGGTGCTCGCGCCTTCGGTCAGTGCAGGTGTACCGGCGACCGAAATTGCGGCTACACGAGCTACGCTCGATCGAATCCCGATTGCAGCGCGCGAGGAGCTCAAGCGCCAGTACGTTCGACTGTTCCTCACTCGGCGGGTGTCCCTGCTCGACGACGCCCAGGTGCGATCGCGGTACGCCACGATGGTCACCTCGGATGGCCGTCCTTCGGATGAGGTGTCGTTCTTCAGCCCGACGTACGGGGATGTGATCATTTCGACCGACCCGGGCAACGGGTCGCTCGACGTCGTCGCTCACGAGCTCGGGCACGCCCTCGACTACCGGGCACTGCGGCGCGAACCACCGTCGGTCACGTGGCAGGAGCAGGGTGCGAAGGCGCTGCCCGAATCAGCGAGACCGTCGGCGCAAACACCTGTCACGACGACAGTGTTTCGAATTCAGGACGATCCGTACGTCAAGTGGGCGCACGCACGAGTGGCTGCGGGGTCCGGGCCGGAGTATTACCGGCTGGGATCGCAGGGCAACGCAAGCAGTGGTCGCGCCGAGTGGATAGCGGAAGGCTATGCGGCAGTTCTGAACAACAATCGTCCGTGGTTGGTGTACAACTCGGGCGGCGATGAACAAGCAGCCGATATACTTGCATGGACTTTCCGACGACTGGGGGTGATCCGATGATTGTGCCGGTGTTGGTCCTCGGTGGTGGTCGTTACCTCGACGTCAGCGGCATTGTGGTCCCGGCGGAGCACACGTTCACCGATCAGGACGTGCGTGCGCAGCAGATATTTGACCCGGAGTTCGATCCGGATCTGGCCGCGGCTCCCGGTTCACCGGAGAAGTTTACGGAGGAGCGCCGACCGTATTGGTCGCAGGTTGCTGCATCCGGTGGTTATGTTCTCGACGAACTGATCCAGCTGTAACCGATCCTCTCCCACTGATTTCGTAAGGCCCCGAACGCATCTGCGGTCGGGGCCTTTTCTGTGCCCACGTCGTGCGTGGGCCGTTTCCGGCCTTACCCGCACCGGGTGGGGTCTCACGCTGCCCGCACGGGGCGCACCACTAGGAGAAGCAGCTCATGGGTAGAACCATCCTGTCCGACGACATGCTCGCACTGCTCGCATCACAGAATCGGCAGCCGATCGCGTGGTCGCAGCAACCGCTGCAGCAGCAGATGGATAAAGACGATCCCGACGACGACAACGACGTCGACGACGAGGACGATCCCGACGACGACAAAGACGTCGACGAGGACGATCCCGACGACGACAAAGACGTCGACGACGAGGACGATCCCGACGACAAGAAGTTGGGGCCCAAGGGCGAGCGCGCACTCGAGCGGATCAAGGAAAAGCTCCGCAACGAGAAGAAGCTACGTCGTGAAGCCGAGCAGAAGGTGCTCGACGCGGCGACGGACGGCAAGACCAAGACGGCCGAGCGCGACATTCTCGCGAAGGCCAACTCCCGAATTCTGCGTTCGGAGGTTCGGGCGGCCGCTGCTGGCAAGCTCGCCGACCCTGCCGACGCAGTCAAGTTTCTCGACCTCGATCAGTTCGATGTCGGTGAAGACGGCGATGTGGACCAGGACGAGATCGAAGACGCGATCGAGGACCTGGTCAAGCGGAAGCCGTACCTGGCCGCGCAAGGCGGCGAACAGAAGAAGAGGCGGACACCCAAGGGTGACCGCAGGCAGGGCGGTGGTGGTCGCGACGCGTCCGGCACCGTCTCGGCCGGCCGCTCACTGTACGAGGCCAAGAAGAAGAAAACCACCTAATCGAACTGACCTCTGAAGGAGGGACATTCACATGGATCTCAACGTCAAGCGCGAAGAGTTCGGCCAGGACGATCGGTCGTGGCTCGCCACTGCACACGGCACCGAAACCGCGCGTCCGATCAACATCGACGTCGCATCGTTCGCAGGCAAGTACCCCGACGGCTGGATCAAATCCGGGTACCCACTGAAGAAGATCGGAACTCGCTACGGCCTTCGCGTCGACGGCGACACCGATCCGATCGAGGGTCACCTCTACACAGCGGTGAAGGTTCCGGCAGGCCTCACGGTCGTGGCCGGCGCTTTGTACTGGCATGGCGCGGTCCTCACCGCGAAGCTGCCGCAGTCCGTCAACACCGCGGGGCAGGCAACTGCACGCGACATCCGATACTTCTAGGAAGGGGCTGAACAGCAATGGTGGCTCTGGTACTCAACAGCGACTACATTTCTCCCGCCGAACTGTCCGGCTACGTCCGCGAGGCGTTGAAGGACCGCCCGATCAATGATCTGGCGCTCATCGACGACCTGCTCCCGGACACCCTGATCGACGACGTCGACTTCCGGGCGAACATCACTCAGCTCGGGCTGCGACGTGCCGCGAAGTTCCGCACGTTCGATACCGAAGCTCCGCAGTCCGCGCGCAAGGGCGTGGCGCGGATCTCGGGTGAGCTGCCTCCGATCTCGGAGAAGCGCATGCTCGGTGAATACGATCGGCTCCGGCTGCGTAAGGCGGACAGCGCGATTCTCGACATCATCCTCAACGATGCAGTCGAGCTCGCCGAGGCGCTCAAGACCCGCATGATCATGGCGAAGGCTCAGGCAGTCGTGACCAGCGCGGTCTCGCTCGAACAGGACGGCCTCGAAGTAGAGGCCGATTTCCAGCGCTCGGCGAGCCATTCGGTGACCGCGGCGACACTGTGGTCCGGTGCGGCCGATCCGGTTCTCGATCAGGAGTCGTGGTTCACGGTCTTCCGACTCCTGAACTCGGGCAACCCCGCTCGCGCGATCACCTCGCAGCGCGTGATGTCCACGCTCATGCGGAACCTGGTGATCAAGGCGATGTGCCTCGCTCCCGGTGCGACGCAGGGAATCGTCACCCGTGAGCAGGTCAATGCCTTGTTCACCTCGTTCGGGCATCCCCCGTTCGAGATCTTCGACGCGCAGGTCGAGGACTACAACGGAAACACGGTCCGTCTGATCCCGGACGACCGAGTCCTGTATATCGCCTCCAACGGTGCCAAGCTCGGCGAAACCCTATGGGGCATCACGGCAGAGGCGATCGAGAGCGACTACAACATCGACGCCACCGAAGCGCCGGGCATCGTGGTCGGCTCGTACATCAACCCCGATCCAATTCAGCGGTGGACGAAGGCGTCGGGAATCGGGCTGCCGATCCTCGGCAACTCCAACGCGACAATGATTGCGAAGGTGCTGTGATGGCGAAACTCACCACAATCGTGCACGTTCCCGACGAAGACGGCACGTACCACATCTTCAACCCGGGCGACGAAGTCCCGGAGTGGGCGGTCAAGGCGATCACCAATCCGACGGTGTGGGACGAGCCGCCGGTGATCGCAGCCAAAGCCACGGCCGCGCGCAAATCTGCAGCGAAGAAGATCACCGCACGAAAGGCGACAACCACGCCTGCTGCAGACGGTGGCGATTCGTCCGACTCGGCCGCCGACGGAGACACCGGTGACAGCGCCGGTGACGACTCAGCTTCGTCCGATGAATCCGGTGACAAGGCCGATTCGTTGTCGGCTGATTCGTCGTCGTCCATCGGAGATTGACCGATGCCGTCGACGGATCCGCTGATCACCGTCGACCACATCCGCGACGCGAGTCAGGAGAGCTTCCCCGACGACGCGAATTCACCGGAGCTGAAACAGCTTCAGTTCCTCATACGATTCGCGTCCGGCAAGGCCCGTAACGATGTACGACGGGCATCCGGATTGGATCTCGACGCCGGACTCGCCGAGGGCCTGCTCGACCGTGACGTGATGATCGGTGTGATGTCGGTAGCGGTTATCCGTGCGCTGACGAACTTCCGGCGAGGCCTGGGCGTGAAGTCGATGCAGTTCCCGGAGGAGACGACCGAGTTCGATCTCGCTCCGGACGCGTCGTCGCTGGTGTACTTCACCGCCAGCGAGATCGCAGACCTGACACCGATGCCCGCCAAGGGCGGTCTCGAATCGTCATCGTTCTCGATATCGCCGTCGTACGCGCCGGACCGTCGACCACAGCACTACCGCAGGGACTTCCTCACATGAGGCGGTACCCACAGAACTGGTCGGTACTCCGCGAGAACCCCCCGGTCTACGACGACTCGACGGGCAACAAGATCCCGGTCCCGCCCACGGCGGTCCCGGTCACCGGCCTGTTGTCGCTGCGCTTCCTCGAAACGAAGCAGGAGCAGCATCCCGGAGACCTGACGACCAGCCAGATGGTGCTGCAGCTCAACGCTCCGGTACCCGGCGGATTGAACGGCAGGGATCGACTCCGCTTCGACGGCGACACCCGCACGGACGGAACGGATGCGACCAACATCGTCGAGGTCGGCCAGGTCGTCTACGTACGTGGCCGGCCGAAGGAGAGACGTTCGGCCGCCGGGGGACCGGTGCAGTACGTGGTCGCGATCGTCGAGCACGGATCGGATATGGCATCGAACCCAGAGTTGACCCCATAACCGAAAGCGAGTGATCCGCAATGGATCAGCCCGATGTGCAGCAGCCGAAACCGCAACCGCCGTATCCGAACACGTCGCATTTCGTGGTGGCGCAGTTGGCCAAGGATCTCGACGGGATGGCATTCGGCGCGGCTGATTGGCATTTCAACTTCCGTACCGACCCGAACTACTACGGCGCGCTCGCGCAGGCAGTGCTCAACGCACAGGCCGGGTGGTTCCTCGACATGCGAACCCGCGAATGGGTTCTGCGCGAA